TATATCTATTGAAGATGGCTAACGCAGTCTGTGCATCACTAAACCCTCCCTGTTCTGCATAACTAACTGAATATTCTCCAATCTTTTCACTTTTAATAGCTCCTGTGTTCTCCCCTCTGTTTGCATAATACATTCCCGAAGCAATGACAGTAGCAGAGAATTGAATATCCTCTGGCACATCTTCTGAATATCCCCATTTAGCAGTTATTCTATGATTAGCATTCCCTCCAATGAATGACCTTGTTCTTAATCCAATTTTTGTAATAGGGATTAAATCGGCAATATAATTTGTCGGCAATAAATAATATTCAGGTGTATCGCCAGTATTTACAACTTCGGTGAAACTATCACCCCAAATATCATTTCCAATCTCTATTTTCGTTATTGAAATACAATCATCAATAGATAAAACCTGCCTATCATTTCCATTATATTTTCGAATGCTTGCAGTTTCTTCTGCCTTAAAATTTCTTCCAGTAAAATTATCAATATATAATTGTGTCGCCAAAATATAACTATCAACATCTCCCGATGTGATATCAACGCCACCTAAATATTCACTTATCTTTTCTCTTGTTGTATATCCTTTGTCGTTCATTTTGTGTTGACTTTAGTTTTATCCATTAACATATTTTTTCTAACTCCTATTTTCGTCCAATGTTTGCTAGAAAGTTTTTCACTAGTGATAACCACTTTTCCAGTTTCTTTGTGTTTATAAACATTTTTATTCATATAATTTGATTATTATTATAATTGAGGGGGACCTAACCCCCTCTATTTAACAACAATCTATGCAGAAGCAGAGTTTGTGGTCAATTTTGTGCAAGCACTAGGAAGGATTGCAATGTAACCAACTTGACTAATCCATCTAACAGCTTCTCTGTCAGTTGTGATTAAATTGATTCCAGTTGAAGCACCCTCAGTCCCAACTGTTCCAGCGTTGAACCTATCAGCGATGATTCCACCTCGGATTCCTCGGATAGTAGTTTTCTTTAAATCTCCAAATAAGATAAAAGAAGTATCAACAGCACTGTCACCTGAAGAAGGCATTGCTTCAACAAATACGATAGGGTATTCATCAATATTTGCAGGGTCATCACCAGAAGGAGCTTTGTATAAGAAAGCACCAGCTTCGTCACCAGCGGAAGCAGCGTCTTCTCGAAGTCCTCTAAGGATAGTCCCTATTGAACGATGCATGTAATATTTAGCATTTGATAAAGCTCCTTGAGGAGTTTCGTCTTGCATTTCTCTAAGATAAGCAACTGATAAATCAGCGAAAGCACCATCTCCTGAATCCATGGTTACTTCATTCACGCTAGCGTTTTCAAGCAGTCCTGTGAAAGAACCATAAGTTGAAGTTCCGTCTCCGATGAAGAAAGCCTCATCTTCTGATTGTGCAAATCCCTCGGCAACACGAGACCCTAAGAAAGAAATAAAATCAATTTCTTGTTCTTGTAGTAATTCTCGAGTCAAGGTAATAATTGCAGCTAATTTTTTAAGCTCCAAGGTTTCCTGTCCAAGAACAGCTTGAGTGGATTTGATTGAACCAGCTTCGTCAACCCAGTAGACAGTAACGTCAGTCGCAAGATTATTTGCTTTATAACTAGATTCCATGAAAGAAACAGTTGTAAATTCTCTAGCGGCAACTCCATATTCTGTTACAAGATGTCGGATTTCAGCAGACAAATAACTGTCAGTGATATATCCAGCATAAGGAGTTCCAGTTGAGTCCGTAGTCATTTCAGCTTTAACCTTTGCGAACCCTTCTGTTTCAGAACCATTGATAAGAGATTTAATGCCTTCTTTCAAAAACTCATTCGCTACTTTTCGCTTAGCATCTTTTTGAGCTTCCTTTGAATAAACACCAACTTCTCTCTCTTGCTTTGACTTGTGAGCGTCAAGAATTTTTTGAACTTCATCAACAATCTCCTTTTTGATTGTTTTAGAAATTTCTTTCTTCTCACTTGCGAAAACGCTTTTGATAGCCTTTTCAACTTCTTCCTCAACTTTGTCTTCTGCTGGGTCTTCTTCTGGAAGACTTGCAACTTCTTCTGCTTCTTCCTTAGCAATTTCTTTTACCTCATCGCTTTGGTCTTCAAGTTCTTTTAGCACAGCTTGCTTCTCTGTTGAGGTAGCAAACCCTTTTTCCAAAAGAGCTTTTAATTTTTTAATAAAATCCATTTTTTTACTTTACTTTTAATAATTGTTTAACTACTCGATTCACCATTTTCCGCCTTTTTGCCACTGAGTCGACCTTTTGGCTTTGCAGTTGCCGAATGACGGCAAGTGATTCGTTTAGTAATTCTTTTTTACGTTCTTCCTTCTTCTTCGCAATTCTATTTAAAATTTCAATTGTCGTTAGGCTTTTCTTTTCAGTTGAATAAACAATCTTGTCCTCAACTTTCTTTTCAACCTTTTTTATTTTCTTCTTTTTTGCAAGTAATGCCTCGGGATTAGCTGGAACAGAAACGGCAGATAATTCTAACAATTCTGATTTCATGATTTGTCCTTCGTCACTAAACTCTAGAGGAATAAAACCGACTGATGTTGCATTTAAAAACCCTCCCTTTGCCATATTATAAGCCAATAAGCCCTTAGGGTTATCAAGCATAAATTCAATTTCTCCTTTGAGCTTATTGTCTTTTACTTTACTTTTGTTTACTTTCCCCAAGATGTGTTCGATTGAGTTGTAATTATGAGAATCAAGGAACACAGAATTTTTCTTAAAGGGTTTTAAATCCCAATTCTGCTCTACAACTTCCCCATGCCTATCGACAGAATCCGTTGACATAATCACATCGAATTTGTTGTCGCCCTCTGCTTTAGTAAAAACAGTTTCAACACAAGAACTTAATCCTTTATATTCCCCTTTAACTTTTTTCCATAAATCTTCATGAGTTTCAACTTTCAATTCTCCTAAAGACTTATCGGTAACTTGATAAAATTTCTTTTTCATAATGTATTTTTAATTAAATGAAACATTCACAATTTATAACTTCTCCTGCTGGACCATCAGCCCCTGGAAACATTAACCCATTGCTAAATGCTGTTCCCATTGGTTTTTCTTCTCCATCCATAGCTTGGTGGCTCTCTCTAACTCCTCCTCTAGTTCCAGGAGCCCAAACCCAAATTTTAATTTGCATACCAGCTTGTTGATAACCTTGGATAGTTCCATATTGAGTTACTCCATGAACTTCTGTCCTTGCAATAACTTCTGCCCTCCCTTTGCTTATATCTCCATAAGTTGATTCTATTCTTCCAATTAATTCCTTTCGACTCTCTCCCTCATCAAAGCTAGTTCTAAATTCATTCTTTAATTTCTTAAAGGTAGTTTCATTTATTCTTTCAGCAAATACACTTGTTTTTTTATCAAGCCAACTTTGAATATCAGCAGTTTCATTAAAATCCCAAGCACTCCCAGCTATTTCTTTTGCATCTATTGCAGAATCAACCAATAATTTATTTAATAAAGGCAATACACTTTCCTTTGCTAACTTTATTTCAAGCGTTTGGTTAAAAATATCTCCCAATAAATCTTTTCTTTTAAATTTCTTTTGTGCTGTGATTTTTTCAATCAGTCTGTTCTTCTGACCACTAAAATAACTTTTCATAATATCAAGCAACATATCCTGTCTTCGATTAAGTCGTTTTTGTTGCAACCCATGATAAATTCTCCTGTTATCAACACTTTTCAATGGGTGTCTATATTCAGATTTTATCTCTTCCTTGATAGGCTCTACGGTCGGCTCTAAGACTTCTCCGTCGCTTAAAGGCATAACATTCATTGGAGCTAACAAATCATTTCCATTAGGCAGTGGGTCAAGCCCTATGGCCTTCCTAGCTTCATTAGGTGTCATATAATAATTCTTGATTCCTGATTCCAAATCTTTTCTTACTTCCTCTTTGTCTTCTGGTGTCGGGTCAATAAATGTTAAAGTTAAATCATCAGGGATTAAGTTTTCGTTTAGGTTTTCTGTAAGAGATTCAAGTAATGGCTTTATAGTTTCACTTAGGAAAATTCTAATTGAAGCGTCTGCATTTGAAAAAGTTTCATCAGAAGTAGCACCCAAAATTGTTTTAGGCACTCCTGTCAAAATTACAATATCAGTTAACAAAACTCCTTTAGTTTCTAAATAAGCAAGCTCCTGTGGATTCAATCCTAGTTTTTCATAACTTGCGTCACCTGATAAAAACATAGGCAGTCCAGCTTTACTTGCATTGCCATACTCCTCTTGGTATTTTTCTTTTAATTGAGTAAGTTGTTCCCTCGTCAATTTATCAGTTTTAAAATTGAACACTCCCTCGACTCTCCCACCATTTTCTAAAATCTTTGATTGGTATTCATCAATCTGTGTGGCAGTTTCTATTTGTCGTATTCCAGAACACAGTAGGGATTCACCTAGTAACATGTCAGCAGGGTCTGGACGATGTGAATATATAACCTCACTTCCTTGATAAATCGTTGTAGCTGTTGTTGTTTTATGTTCTATCCTTAAAAGCTCCCCAGTCTTTTCATCAAATTCAGGCTTCACCTTATCACTCCTAAGCAGTGTTAAGCTATTAACCCTTGTTCTCCCTCCCATAATTAGCCCTGAATCCTTTAGCATATAAACTGAACCAAAAATATCCATATACTTTTGGTAAAGTTCCCAAAATTCATTCCCTGTAAAATTAGGGTTAGGCTTTGACAAAAGTTTAGTTAAGTCATTATCCTCAACCTCTTTATCCCCTTTCATTAATTTGAAATTAATCTGTCCGACTTTCTCTGCTCTCTTGTTTATTGCCTTATTTGCATATAAAGAAATTTTATAAGCGTTTAAAAAATCTCCTGATGAGTAATTCTTTCTATATTTTGAAAATGGCAAAACAGAGATGTTTGAAAACAAATCACCTCCTATTAAATCT